ACATTAACCTATTTATACCGTAGAAAGAAGAGGTAATCATGAGATACGAATATACAGTAACTAAAGAAGGCGGCGAAGCTGAACTGATGAAGGCGATGAGCTGGAAGAAATTATTTAAAAGTTTATTGCTCAAGTATCCTAANTTCAGTGGATGGTGTACTTACATAAATAAAAAAGGAAGTATACAAGTAAAGGCACTCAGTGATGGGAAACTTGTTCACGAACGAAAAAGAAACTAAACGAGCCATCAAAGCTGCGGTAGACCAGTATGAAATACATCGTCGTTATACTCTTGCTAAGCACAAGCGGAGTCGAAAGAATCGAGCTAAAAACAAACGAGCCAAACTGCGGGGAAATAGCTAAAGCGTGGCGTGAAGTAAACACCACGTATTACGACTCGCGGAACGCGGATCCCAAGCAACAAGGCAACTATACCTCTAAGGGTAAACTCATGATTGGTTNNATTTGTAAATAGCCCCGTTCTCTACGAAGAAATTCGGAAAACGGGAACAAAAGGTGAGAATTATTTTTCTTTACCACAATTNTGCCTTAAAGTCAATAAGTCTAAATATACCCTGTTATTAAGACATATTTCATTGACAANNNNTATNNAAAATCCTATATTATGGTTTATGGAAAGTGAGAAATTAGCTCAGCTAGTTAAATTTATTAGCAGAGAAAACGTAAAATTNAAANCTANACTTAAAGCTCAAGAAGATGAAATCGAAGCTCTCCATGAATTATTAAAACAAAAGGAGAAACAACATGACAGATATAACTAAGTATAGAAATATTTCAGTCACTCATGCCGTTTACGCAGATCTCGAAAAGATATCCCGTAAAACGTTGCCGGGTGTGAAACTTTCTATTAGTAAAACCGTTGAGAATCTTGCGGCAAAAGAAACGCAGAAGCTTAATGGAAAGGTCAAAGGCAAATAATGGGGCGAGCAACTAATAGTTTCACGGGTTATGTGGGACAAGCCCATCCAATAACTGAGGCACCCAATAAAGAACCCGAACAAGAAATGTGGATTGCTGTGCTCGCACGAGCAGTTCACGATGCCTTCGGAAGCATCGACTACTTTGAAGCCAACAAAGCGATTAGTTGGTTAAAAGGTTATAGTAAAGATTTTAGAGACGTTTGTGAATATGCTGGGAGAAATCCTAAGTACGTTCATGACAAACTTATTAAAGAAGTTACCAAAAGAGAAAAATACTTTAATGATTTAAAATTTGAATCAACAGAAAGGATAAGAGTTAATGAAGCAAGGAAAATGGATTTGCAGTCAATGCAAAGGTAACGGTTTTATTCGTTTCCATCAGACCGTCATTCAGCTATGGAATTGGGGCCTAGGATATAGTAGAGTCCGAAGTTGTAAAATGTGTGATTCGCAAGGAGAGATAACTTATGATCCATCTAAAGTGGTACCGTTTAATAATCATAGGGACAGCGCTTGTCCTCACAACTAGCTGCACGGAGTTTGCGCTCTTGATGAGTGGATCTAGTATTGCCATCAGTCAAAATGCTTACGTAAAAGCTTACAATGGCATCGACGTGTTAACGATTATGAGAACAGACAAAAGCCTAAAGGGACATGTCTACGATAATGCGAAGAAAGCATGGGTAGAAGTGAAAGAAGGAAAAGAATATATTTATGACAAAACGTGGGGACTCACAACGACTAATTTAGAAAATAGACGCAAGGCCAATACAAAGTATTATTCGAAAGAAGAGAATAAAGAACATAAAAGAGCTTACGCACGTGAGTACGCAAGACGACCCGAAGTAATTGCTAGACGTAAAGCATATTATTATACGTTAAAAGGAAATGATTATTATAAAAAATATTATCAAAAACCGGAGGTAAAGAAAAAAATGAAGGCGTATCATAAGAAGTACAACGCCCGACCGAAGGTGAAGATTGCACGACACGAGTGGTATTTAAAACAATTAATGAATGACAATGAAACAGACAAAAGAAGAATCAGAGGATAGAGATCTAGAAGAGATCTTCGAACGCTTGTTCGAGATGGCGATGCGATGCTGTGAAAAGTATCCGTCTCAAATGGTAGCTGGAACGTATCTAGCGATTGCCATGCGAATGTATAAAACGGTTCTAGCGCCGGACGAATTTAAAACCATGATGGAGCATATCAGCGACACGGACGTAACCCCTTATAAAGAACCTAAATTGCATTGATGTATAAACCCTTACCCTCTTACCTGACGATTAAAAAATCAAAAATTCACGAACTAGGACTTTTTGCTCTCGAAAATATTGCGATTGGAACCAACATGGGTATGAGTCATATGAAGATCAAAGATACGATTTTTAGAACTCCACTCGGAGGATTCATTAATCATGCGAATGAAGCGAATTGCGTTAAGGTGGAATTGTTAATGAAAAATGATTCCTTTGACTATAAAAAATGGAATCTCGTTGCCGCTCAAGATATTAAAGAAGGGGACGAACTCACGATTCGTTATACTTTCTATAACGTATGAAGCTTTTTAAAAAATATAACTACATCACCGCACCAGCCACCACCGAGCTCGGATCGCGGACCTATAGCGTTGCCGGAATGAATTTACCTTCGGTCACAACAATACTTGCAAAGACAAAGAATCAAGAGTATTTAAATCGCTGGAGAAAAAAAGTAGGTCATGACGAAGCACAAAGAATATTCAACTTATCTAGTAAGCGGGGCACTGCCATGCATAAATTCTTGGAAAACCACATCAAAGGCACCGGCTATGATGATCTCACGGAGATTGGTATCGAAGCTAAAGCGATGGCTCAAAAAATTATTAATGACGCTTTCCCTCCAATAACAGAATATTATGGATCAGAAATAACGGTTCATTACACAGGACTCTACGCAGGCTCAACAGATCTTGTATGCATGCACAACGACATGGAAACAATCGTTGACTTCAAGCAGTCCAACAGGCCCAAGAGGCAAGAATGGGTGGAAGATTATTGCCTTCAAATTGCCGCATATGCCATGGCCCATGACTATATTTATGGCTCCAACATTAGACAAGGAGTAATAATGGTCTGTACTCCTGACCTATATCTTCAAGAATTCAGGTTTCAAGACGTTGAAATGCGTGAATGGAGACACAAATTTCTAGCAAGACTAGATGCCTACTATGAGTTGCAACGAGATGAGAAAGAACAAGCCAATACCGACAATACTGAGCTTTTACGCCAATTTGAGAAAGATCAGTAGCCCTATATAGGGATATGAGAACTTTTATAGATGTTGTTTTATATAACACTGAATATAAATGTAGATTTGTAAGTAATTGGTTATTAGTGTTGGTATATAACAATAATAGTACTTACAAATAACTTACTATTATTACTTTTATTATACACGCGCGGGAGGAAAGTATTTTGAAATCTTCAAAACTTCTGATATCCCTATATAGGGTTATGCAATATGGGAGAAAAGAAGATACAGATCTCGAACGAGAACTGGATGGAAACGTTTAATCGTATTCACAACCCATGGATATTTAAAGATGAAAAGAAAACCAAAAAGAAGAAAACCAAGAGTAAAAAAACAAATCGTAAACGCAACACAGCCTAGTGATATTCCTTACTCAAAGTATAGAGTTGAATGGATTGATATTATTTCTGATTCAGGTTGGGCTACGGATAGAGAGTTTAATAGAATGAAGTTAGCCTTTCCGGTTAATGAAGGTTGGTTGTTTAGTAAAGATAGGTATACAATTAAAATGTTTGCCTCGTATGATAAAGATGAAGATACGAAGGAATTAACTTTTGGTGACAGAACAATGATTCCTCTGGCTTGTATTAAAAAGATGACTAAGATTAAGTGAAAGAAAAACTATTAAATATTACACAGAAGATTACTACCTGGCATGTAAGGCTGTTTGAGTATCTAACTTTAAAGTCAAAGACCAGTATCTTTTTTACATGGCTGTTAGTGTTTATTTGTATCTATGAAATTTTTGAACATATTGTTATACCTCTTGCTTTAATTTGGTGGGGCTTCAGTAATGGATGAAGCAGAGTTTGGTATTGACGATATTAGTGAAGAAGAGTACAACAGACTAAAGGAGAAAAATATGACTAAAAAGAAAAAGAAAATAGTTAAGAAGAAAAAGAAAAAAGTTAAGAAGAAAAAGAAAAGATAGTTTACTATGTGGAATCCCGACAGGTTATACTTTGTATTAGTTGTTGGGACTCTTATTATTTGTTTTTATTTTCTAACTCTGGTTCCTCGTTAGATGTGGCCTGAGTCTGAGTGGATGCAACTTTTTTTAGTGGTCTTAGCCCTGTCTGTGGTATATTGGTTAATGATTTCACTTCCCGTTTTATCTCTTCGATAGGTTTAGCATTCAGTATGGGAGCATAATCATCTATGATTTGTTTCATTCTTGATTCTAGTTCTAGCTCAGTTAAGTCTTCCAACTTCCCTGTCTTTATAATCTTTTGTTCAATGTAAAGTCCGGCAGCTTTGCCTCGACTTACTTCAGCATTTACAGCTGATGAGAAGCTGCCACGCTTAATAGCTAGCTCTCTAAGTTTAGCGAGCTCTGCTATATGTCTCTCGAATGTAATCTCATATTTCTTTTGATTCTCTTCTCTCAATTCACCGATGTATTTAACTACCAGTGGAGAGTGTCTTGGATTCTGTAATTCTGAGGCTTCAACCCTAGCTCTATCTTTGCTATAGCCAGCAGCAATAGCTGCTTCCATACCTGTGGTCTTGCCTTCATTGAATACAATGTATTCAGCGAAGCGTTTTTGCATTTCAGTTAATCTTTTAGGAACTCCCATATCTTGACGTATAAGGTAGTTTAAGGTACAAGTCAATTATGGATATAGTAGAATTACTACAGAGAGAGATACAGGATTTAAAAATGAAAGCTGGAAAGCTTAT